CAAGCGTCTGGAACCCCGGGAGGCCTTGCGGCCCCCCTATTTACCAGACGTCCTTATAGATTTGCGACCTATAAGGTAGGCCATTAGGCTTGAGAATCGCACCAGATGTAGGTTGGGATGGAAGAGGTTACCTCTATTGAGGATACATCTCTAACATCTCAAACCTATCTTTGAGTCTTTTCCCAATAACGTATGACGCTGTAGCGACCATGTGATCAGATCTTCTAATGAAGATCTGGTCACTCTAAGGTTGGGTCATGGCACGCTATAATAGCGGCCAATCCTCTCCCTTAGTGTCAATTCTACGCGCCTATCGTTTCTAATCAAGGAAACCCTCTTCAACCTATCCGTAGACTTGAAGAATCGGGAGAGCCTTGATTAGGTCAATGGCAACTGTATTGACTTCGCCGATCTCAGTTAAAATAATTAAGCATTGGGAGGCTAGAAGCCCTAAAGGCTTCGCTCCCGGCTTACTATTTTCTGGGTTCGACTCTGCGAAGGTCTCTACCATAACATTAGAAAGTAGAGCATTGCTCTCATTCTAAGTTAATGGTGGATGAATCCGGAATTCGAACAACCTGGCAATCTCATTTAATGAGACGTCAGCTTGAACGGTTCCCCTCATGGTTTTAATCATGAGTTCACAGATCGAGCTTACTAGACGGATTTCGCCGACCCTTTTGGATCGGTAACCCATCTAGTGCTCGTAAAAGTCACATACAGCAGCAGGGGCACCCTTAACACACCTCCAGCCCTTTGTTTCAGCATCGATCAGATAGTTAACTAAGAGGTAACACCTCGAAGCTACTTCTGAAAGACCGGAAACTGGGAATGGGGTAACCTCTTCTCCTTTGTAGATGATCCGCTTTGCGAATTCACCGACAAATCGAGAAGAGAACGTCTTTTCTGACGCTACCTCAACTCCCAGAGCTTTGATGCGTGCTCGGTATGCTTCTGCTAGTCCGGTATTCCCGACCATTACGTCATCTCCCAGCATAACATAAGGTGCATCTTTCCATTGGATAGATACATCTCTGCATGCTTGGTACATAACGAAATGGTGGGCTAAAGTCGTGGTAGCCCATGATGAATAGGCTCCCATTGGAGTTCCAGCCGAGTATTTAATATACCCGGTCTTGGTCTCGAATGGAAGTCCTACCATCACGAACTCCCACGCTTTAGTATACCAGCCTGGCAGAACCCCTTTAAGAACATCAGAAACAAAGGTGATAGGAAATCGATCAGTAAAGGCCGAAAGGTCGATACTGTGATATACCTCCCACCCTTGGATCTTGTCTCTAAAGGAGCCCTGGTCAAATGTACAGTCCTGAGGAATCTTCTTTAAGACCCGATAGGACCAAGAGTGTAGAGGCCGTAAAACGGTCTGTGACATATAGTCCAGTTCCGCCACGACCCTAACTTTTAGTTCCTTATCTGGGAAATAAACAACTTTCCTCTAATGAGTCGAGGTTGGATTAACTGTACTCGAAAGAGCACGGATAACCCGAACAATCGGCTCATTATTCAATAAGAGATCAAGTCTTTCACTAAATGCAGATCCTCCGAGCAGTTTTAGGTTTTCAATCTAAGCTGCTGGAAGGAAATACACTTCATGAAGACTTGATGCCAGAGCATGACCTATTGGTCCTGCTTTGGAACTAAAGTGGAATTTCTTCCACTTTAGACTCTTAGGGACTGAATTTGTGCCAATGTGGTAGCCTAGATCACTCCAGAAAGACATCAACCCAAAAGTATCATAAGCCTAACTCCTTAATGGAGGACTTGTGATAGTTTTGAAGTTGGCATCTTTCCCGAGACTTAGAGCCCTAGTACTGAACAGAACAGTCTACAGATAGCGTAAAATTACGGTATCTGTTATGACCTACTGTTCCTACTTAGGCCCCTAAGCTCTAGGCCACCCCTTTTGGGTGCAACTCACACCAGCCACCTTAAGGCCGTCACAAGACAGGAAATGTAATAGTTGGACCCTGATTCCTTTACAGGACTCAAGAGCCGCTATTATACCTCTTGTCCGAGTGACTTTCCGCAGGTGATCGATGATCGGGTGAAATAACTCTAACCTAATGGTAGAACTCGGATTGAAAACCCGGGCCTACCAGCATAAAATTGCTGGAATTACAGACCACAGGTTTGTAGGACTAATCCGGAAAAATTTCCGGGTTGTTCTTACGAACTTTGAGTTTATAATTTTAGTAACTTTATGGTAGTAGAGTTGCAGCCACTTACTCCCTGACCGGCTTCCATAACCTTCCTATGAGTTTACTTATAGGTTAGGGTGTTAGCCTGTTATAGTAGGTAGCCCGCAACAGACTACTTCATGGTCAGTTATTTCCCTCGGTCTCGGTCCCTAAAGTCAATCAGGTGTAACTTCCTGATCGACCAGGGAATCCAGATAGCATGGTCATTGATCGGTACTCTTTCGAGTCCTATGATTGAACATCATGCTAACTGGTTTCTCCCTGGAGACAAAGTGG